AATACGAAATGGAGGATAACTCAATAAAATGAATTGTTTATTTAACAATAAACATAATAACTAATAAAATTTATATAGGAATACATAAAACAATAAACCCTAATGTATTTGATGGATATATTGGATGTGGTGTAAATATAAATCGACCTTCTACATATAAGAGATCTAAAACACCGTTTCAATATGCAGTAAATAAATATGGAATTAAAGCGTTTAAACGAATAACTTTAATGATAGTAGACACATTAGACGATGCACTTAAAATTGAAACAATTCTTGTAAATAAAGAATTTGTTAAAAGAAGAGATACGTATAATGCTGTTTTAGGTGGAGGAACTCCATTAACTGGAGAAGAAGGAATTGAAGTTCATCAATATGATTTAAATGGAAATTACATTAAAACTTGAAAATCAACAGAAGACGCTGCAAGATATTTTAATATTACTGGTGTACAAATTAGAGTTGCATGTAAAATTAATCGTACTTCTTGCGGATATTTTTGAAGTACCATATTATATAATAAATTAGATATATCTAAATATAAATCTTTTATTAAGCGTGACAAAATATATAAATTTGATATAACAGGAAAATTAGTTACTGAATATAATAATATAAAAGAAGCGGCTAATGATAATGATAATACATCAAGATTGATATTAAATGCTATTGCTGGAAAAAGTAAAAGTAGAGGATTTTATTATAGTTATAATCGTGATTTTATAATAGATAATTCTGTTTATAATCGTTTAACAAATATTTATTTATATAATCTTGATGGGACTTTTTATAAAGAATTCTCTTCTCCCAGAGAATGTGCTGATTTTTTTAATGATAAAAAAACATCTAGAATTTATACTGCGATTAGAACTGGTGGTTTATATAAAAATTTACAAATTTCTAAAGAAAAATTACCATTCATGAAATCAATTGAAAAATGTAATGAAAAAAAGAAAGTTGCGCAATATGATTTAAATGGAAATTTAATTAAAATTTGAAATAGTATTCAAGAACCATTTTTAGTTTATGGAGCAGGTGTCAAGAAATGTCTAAGAGGACAACAAAATAAAACTAAAGGTTATGTATTCAAATATTATAAAAAGAGTTAAAGATATAGTCTGAACAATTATGAGAATAATTGACTAACAAAATTGTTATAGCAACACATCGTGTTGATGTGGATTTCTCAGCAAAATATAAACCAATGGAAGATACTTTTATTCAGATTGGTAAAGGAGCAAATGACGATCCAATTTATAAAATGAATAGTGCTGAGAAAGATTGTTTAGATTCATTTATGGCAGCTCGTAATGGAGCAATGTTATGAGGAAAATCTAATATGGACAAATTTGGGAAACCTAAAATTTATGACGATGAAACAGGACGTCCTGTAATTTCGTCTGACGGTAAATGTTATGCCGCATAATAACTAGAAATAGATTATGATAAAAGTTCTTAAATTCGGTGAAAGCTGAGATGCCAATACCGAGCCAAGTCAAATTAAATTTGAAAGGTGTAACGACTAGATGTATAATTAATTAAAAAAATATCATTTTACATGGATAAATTAAAAAAATCGTATTTAATTGGATTAATTTTAGGAGATGGATATTTAAATCCAAATAGTGGTGTATCTTTGGAAATTGTACATGGACATCTTCAAAAATCATATATAGAATGGAAAGCAAACTTAATTGGAAAAATATTTAATTGCAATCCACCTAAACTTTATTATAGAAAAAGTACAAATTGCTGAAAATTATCTAAAGGTCATAGATATTTTAAAATCTTAAGAAGATGAATTTATCAAAACAAAAAGAAACATTTTTCTAAAAAAGTATTAAGTTATTTGACACCAGAATCTATTGCTATTTGATGAATGGATGATGGAAGTCATAGTATTGATCATAATAAAAAAACTGGCAGAATAGCCGCTCACAATTTTAACCTATATACTATGACAAATGAAGAAGACACACAAAATATTATTTCCTTTTTTAAAGAAAAACATAATATTATTTTTTATCCAATTAAAAGAAAATTAAAAGATGGAACAATAGTTTATTATATAAAGTGTAGAACAAAAATGGGTCGAGAATTTTGTAAATTAATTCGACCATATGTTTTACCAGAATTTTATTATAAACTAATTGATTAATGATTATACGTCCACGAAAAAGAACCACCTCTTTAGGTGAAGATATAGTCTGAACTTACATAAAATGAAATGTAAGAAATAAGTGGTAAACTCACTTATGATAACAAAATGGTAATTGCTCAAATAGAGCGTTTCGCAAACAAATTTGTCTTTGCTCGCTTAAATGCGAAATTTTTTAACAAAGCCATTGCTGCAATGGTTAGTAAATGTGAGAAGGCTACAGGTAATACTTTCAGTTTTCTTTGTAATTCTCTTATGTGACAAGAAATCCAAGAGACTCTCTCTGGATGAATTAGAGACTGAAAGACTGTGGGAACATTCTTATTCTCAAAAGCAGCTAACGGATATGTTGAAGTTGGCGCAACTTATCAAACTTACGAATTTGGTGGTAAGTAATTATTGCCACCTTGTTATAAAAATAACAATAAAAAATTTATTTAATTGCTGGAAAATTCTTAAAAATATTGGCCACAACGTAATTGGAAACGATAAATGTGATGGGTAAAAATCAATATAATTGAATAATCAGCAGCCAATCTCCTAAATAGGAGGAGGTTCAACGATCAAAAATAATTTGTAAAGAAATTGAAAAAATAAACATCTTATGGAGTTAAAATGAATAGTATATATAACTATTAACCTATGTAATGGAAAGTTCTACATAGGCGTACATCGTACAAATCCAAATGTATTTGACGGATATATAGGAAATGGAATTTGTAGACCAAGCCATGCTAATAATGGTAAAAATGGATTTTCTGCAGCTGTTAGAAAACATGGATATCAAAATTTTAAAAGAACGGTTATTAAATGTTTTCCAGATACAGAAGAAGGAAAAAAACAAGCATTTGAATTAGAATCAATCTTAGTTAATGAAACTCTTTTAAAGAGCAAAAATGTATATAACATATCACCTGGAGGGAATGGTTCAATTAACATTGATAAAATGAAACGAATCTATATGTTTTCATTAAATGGTGAATTTTTACAAAGCTATAAATCTGTAAAAGAGGCATCAATGAAATTATCACCACAAAATTTAGAATCTTGTCAAAAAGCAATTAGAAATAATTGTTTAAACAAGACAAAATCTGCGTTTGGTTATTATTGAAGTTATACGAAACAATTTAATTATAATAAAAGTGATTGTTTTACAATGATAGCACAATACACAATTGGTGGAAAATTTTTAAAATATTTTGATTCTATATCAGAAGCTGAAATAGAATGTCATACATCAAATATATATCAAGCAATAAAAAATAAAGGAATTGCAGGAGGATTTCAATGAAGATATTATATTGGAGATTGTTCTGATATAACTCCTGTTAAAAATCTTAAAACTAAAAATTTATTTTTTCCAATATTAATGTATGAAAAGAATACGATGAATTGTATTGGAGAATATGATTCTATAAGAACTTGTGTTAAACAAAATCCACAGTTAAAAGGATCAGAAATAAATAGAGTTTTAAAAGGAATTTTAAAATCACATAGAGGATTTGTATTTAAATATAAAGATGAAGATATGATCTAAATTATATAATTTGAATAAAGTTACTTTCATCATCGAGAGAACGTTTGATGTAGAGTATCCTAATCGTAAGTTTGGAATTCTTATCGATTTGACAGCTGATAGCAAAACAGGTAAACCTGGAATTGCAAGTTTCACTTTCAAAAACGGAGAATTCATTCACAACTTTATTACTGGTGTAGGAGGACGTACTGGTTTAGCACATGGGGAAGTTTCAAGCCCTGTAGCTGCTTCTAAGTTAATAAATTGAGGTTATGCTGGCGTAGCCGTATTTAATCCTTATCGATCAGTAATCCTCATATCTAATGAAGTTGAAAACGCAATTTATTAATAAATAAAATAACAAAGATTTAAATAGCTCTCTATCTCTACAATTGGTAGAGAGCTATTTTTAGATTAAAATAGAGTAATTAATTAAATATTACAGACATGGATTTAACAAATAAAGTGATAACACTTAGAACAGCATATAAATTAAAGGAATATCATTTTCAACCACTTAGACAACTTAATGGTTTAAGACATCCTTTTGTAAAACCAGTACGATATAATTCAAATGGTGACGTGGAAATGATTCTTTCTGAAGCAGAGAGAAATGATCCAGATTCAATTTATTTTATTCCAGAAGATGCAGACATTGTAGTAACGGAAGGCACTACATTTAATCTTGCAAATAAAATGGATTATCATAAATGGCTTTGTATAAAGGATTCAGAATTGATTGTTCCAACAAGAGATGCAAAAGATAAAGATGGAAAATTATTAATTGACGGAGATAAACGTCGATATGGTCGTGCAGAGATTTGAATTGATGTTCCAGGAGAAGCAGCAGAAAAAAGTATTACTAAAAAGAAACTTATTGCTACTGCATATAATTATATATTTGCTGATTCAGTAAATGGTCGTCTTACTAAATGTAAATTACTTGGTAAAATGATGAGAAATGCTCCTGATGCAGATGTGACTGATTATTTGTCACAAAGAGCTGAACAAAATCCTGCAATGATTATTGATTTATATACTAGTGGTGATACAGCATTAAAACTTCTTTTAATTGATGCTAAAGAAAATAATGTAATTAAAAAAGAAGGCGGTCTCTATTTATTTGGAGATTCTGTATTAGGTTCAAATGATGACGCAATGCTGACATTCCTTAAAACAGCTAGTAATAAATCCATTTTAGATATGATTAAACGAGAAACATATCTAGATTACATTCAACAACTCGAATCAAAAGATACCAAATCTCAAGAGGATACAGATTCTCCAAAGAAAGGTAAAAAATAGTTTGAATATTCTAAACAGCAATGACAGATTTAGATTTGTATGATGCAGCATTAATTGAAATTAATAAACTTGAAGCACCAAGTATGCTGCTTGAAGATTACAATCATTTCATTAATAAAGCTGTTCAACAATATATAAATAAAAAATATAATGGATATGAAATTAATCAACAATCTACAGATGATTTAAATTTCTTAAGAGTGTCTAAAGAATATGATATTTTGAGTAAATCATCTAATATTGCACCAGGAGAAGATAAATATTTTTATATCAATTTACCAACTAATTATTTGCATATATTAAACGCAATTGTTATTTTTGATAAAAATTTTGAAAGTACTTCTGTGTGTAAAGATAAAGTTAAATCAAAGTTAAATGTTTTATGTAGACGAATTACATCTGATCAATTTCCATCCATTCTTATTAACGCATATTTCCGACCAGAATATACAAGACCATATTTTTTTCTACATGATAATACAGTAGAACAGGAAGTGGAATTTAGAGTAGGTTCTACTAAAAAATATACACCATCTAAAGTGCATATAGATTATTTAAAAAAACCAGAAAAAATTATACTTACTGATCGTAAAATTATGGGAAAAGATGAACCTACAGAATTAGAGTTTTCAGATTATATTGCATATGAAGTAATTAATGAATTTACTAAATTATTATTAGAAAATAACAGTGATCCAAGATTACAAACAAATAATGCAGTTAATCAAACAATCGGAAATATACAATCACAATAATCTTTTAAATAATAATAAATTATGTTTAAATATACTAAAGAAATTATACTCAATTCACTTGTGACTGAAGATGGTGAAAGAGTTTTAGCTGACGCAGATATGCGTAAACTTACCATTAAACGTGGTGGTGAGTATAAAAAAGATAATATCCAAAAAGGAAAAATCTATAAAACTGCTGGTTACGCAGGTGTACGATCTGTAGCAATAATTGAATGTACAGGTCTTATTTCTCAAGTAAATAAAGTTTATGAAACGGGTCTTTATCAGCTTGGAATTTATCTTAAGATGCCTAATAAGTATCTTGGTGAGTACGCAAATGCTAATTGACAGCAATTTGGTCGTCCTGTACTTGTAGGATTTGAAGTTACTGCTACTGAAGCTGCAAATGGTGCAGCTCTTGCTACCAAGCTTGCAAAACTTATTAAAGTTGCTATGGAAGCAGATACTAAAATTGCTAATGTAACAGTAACTGGATCAAAAATCAAAATTGAACTTGTAGATCCATATATGCATTTTAACGTATTTAAGCTTGAGAAATATGATCCAACTGTTTGTGATTCTTGTCTTGGTGAATATGTTTCACGTGATATTACCAATAAAGTAACAATTGTAGATGGTCGTGAACCATTTGCTACTGGTGGTTGAATTCAGGAAAATCTTCGTTTTCCTTCATATCCTAATGTACGTTATGCTGCATTAAATGAAGATGAGTATCCAGTACCAGGTGCAATTTATACACAATATGCTTTTGTATATGAATCTCCTCGTCCAGGGTTTGGTGGAGTAAATCAGAAAGTTGAAGCAGTAACCCAGCATATATATTATGTGAAAGATGAACTTGTAGACACATTTGAAGAAAAAATTACGGAAGCATTTGGTAATTCGGTAATAGTTCCTTATAATTCTGTGACAGTTCCAGCTACAGAAGGAACTGTACAAGTAGAAGCAAATACAACTGTTGCTCTTACACCATATGTATATCCAGCACTTACTGATTATACAGTAACTGCTACAGTATCTGATGAAACTGTTGCAACTGCAACTGTAACTGCGAATAATGTAGTAAACGTTGCTGTTAAAGCAGATGCTACTATTGGTAAGATGTTTAATGTTACTGTCAGCGCGACTGGAAATGATACTTATGCTCCGGCAATCGTTCCTTTTGTTGTAATGTAGTAAAAGGAAAATATATATATTAATCAAAGGACGGGTGAGACTTGATCTCGTCCGTCCTATTTTTATTTATTTATATGGTTTTAGATAAAATTACTTCTGCTGTATATAACGATATTATGGCTGGGTTAACAGGAATGAACGCTAATCCGACTATTTCGTATGAACAATTAACAGATGAAGTTGTAGAAATGCGACAATCAGTTATAAAAGATTTCTATACAAAGAATTTGTTTAGAATAGATGATTTATTAAAGGCAATTAATTGTATAGAAGTAGATTGTAAAGATCAAGGAAAATGTTGTAATATTAGCTCAAATAAGCTTGCAAAGCATTTTGAAATTCCACAATTATTAGATGGAATTGGAGATGATGCTATTTATTATATAGGTAGTGTAGATAGACATCAAATGTATTCTGTTTATTTTGAACCATCAATTATGAATTTCTATAAATATCGTATGAGAGGATCAGAATCACCATATGTATACATTGAAAAAACTCCAAATGAAAATAATATGTACGATGGTTGAATTTTTAATGCTCCATTTGTTAAGTATATTAGTGTTATTGGAATATTTAAAGATTTAAGACAATTGACAGAATATAATTGTTGTAAAGATCCAGAATTTTTAGATTTCGGATATATTTCTCAAGAAGTTAAAAATAGACTTACAAAACAAAAATTACAATATTATAGGCAGAATTATCAACCACCTGCTTCAACAAGTTTAATGGCTAAATAATGAAATTATATAACATACATGCTGCATATTCATTAGCAAACACTTTATATGGTGTAACACCAAACGAAACAGATTTTGAAGATATTGCGATGAATGCATGAAGTTTAATTGGTACAAAACACACAAGATTGTATCGTTATATAACAGATACTGTGGATAAAAAAATTGAATTACCTTGTAATTGCGATATCATTGAATCGGTACATCTTCCTATTAATGACGCACAAATGACATCTAACAAAACAGTGTTTAATTCAATTGACACATTATTTATTGAAGGATATATTGATGCATGAAAAAGATTAGATGATCCTTTATATAGTCGTGGTAAATTATTAAAATATAAAGAAGGTGATAACACTTTATATTTTAGCCGTGATTATAAAAAAGTAATGATTGTATATCGTGGTGTTATAAATGATGAAGAATCTGGATTACCAATGTGCAATGAAAAGGAAATTCGAGCAATAGCCGCATATGTTGGCTATGCCACTTTATATAAAGATGGATTAAAAAGAAGAGATGGCGACTCTATTAAAATGGCACAAATGTTACAAGTTGATTGATTACGTTTATGTAATTCTGCTAGAGTTTCTGAACATCTTAGTATTAATGATATGAACGCAATATTAGATGTTAAATGTAGATGAGATAGAAAAAGCTATAGTAAATCTTATAACCCTATTATATAATGAGTTGATTTGATACAAGACATGCATTTAAATCAAATGAATTATTTGAACACTATAATTATAAAAAAATAGGAATTAATAAAAAATTGTGTGAAGAATATGGAGCACATGATGGCGCAATATTATGTGGAATCATTTTTACATATTTTGTATATCTAATAATATTAGATATTGTAACAAATAATGTTACATTTAAAGTTCCGTATGGATTTGGTGTAGAATCATTTATTCAAGTACGAAGTAGAGATAAAAATTATATTTTAAAATATCCAAATTATTTTTTATATTTAGACCCAATTGCATCTGAATGAATTGGATATCAATTAACTTATGAATATCCACTATATAATGGTGAAAGAAGAGAGCGAATATTACATATATATGGTTCTATTCGTAAATTATTTGCAGAATATATAAATAATGGTAGAAAATACTTCTAATGAAAATAACCAATATAAATGATTACATGGACGATCTTCAAAAAAGATTTCCAACAATACATAAGTCTACACTTAAACGAATATGTACATATGGATTCCAAATGTTTCATATGATGACAAAATGAGGTGCCGATATTAATCTTCAGAGTAATTCTTTAAAATTTAAATTCTATTCTGGTGAATGAAGAAAAAAAGAATTACAAACGAAATACAGAATGATAAAAAATGCAATAAAACATCGTATTTTATATAAGCTTCACAAAAAAGCATGAGATGGATATTATTATATTGGATTTTCAGAACGTGAATATGAACAATATTTATCTCAATCTGGTATAGGAAAAAAACGAAGAAAAAAACATTTTACATTTCATGATATATATATATATAAATTAATTGAAGAAGTTAAATATGTGTCTTGATATAAATATATTATTAGGTTTAGGTACCCAAATGATTGTGGATTTAAATTATATAATAAATCTATTTATATTAAAGAGTTAGAATTATATTTAATACGAAATAAACATACAAAACAATGAGAACCCATTAATTATGAGGAGAGAAAGTAATAATCAATTTTCAGATGGATTAATAAATGATTTAAATCCAATAAATACACCAAATACAATTCTAACAGATAACTTAAATGGAACAATAATTACTTATAATGGCAACGAATATAGTTTGCAAAACGATATGGGTAATTATAAATTAGAATATTGTAAATTACAACGAGATTATGTTCCAGTAGGAATTAGGGAATATGCAGATATTTTATATATTGTATCATATAATCCATTAACCGAACACGTTGAAATAGGCTCATATCCATCTCCAGAAAGAATTTTTGGAAATGAAGGTAAGAAAGGTAATGAAAGTGGAGACATGAAAATTAGTAGTTTATTTGATGATCCAATAAATAAAAATTACGATTATTCAGATATAATAAAAAATAGTAAATTACATATATTTTATGATGGGGACGAAGGTTCTCTTTTTTTAAATCCTGGTGATGAATATAAATTAGATTTCACTAATAATAATCTTATAAACATAGAACAATTAAAATATTTTATTATTGATGAAAATAAACGAACTTATGATGTTACTTGAGCGATCAATAAAGAAGAAGAAAAAAATGATTTTACAAAAGTTAAATGAGATGTACCTGGATGATTGGCAATAAAAGTAGATGTTGGTAATTTTGAAGAATTTGATGTTAATATTAGAAAATTTACAATTCCAACAATTGCTTCTAAAGGTTTTTCGTCTACAATTGAACTAAATTTTCAATTAAAAATCAAAGATGATTTATTTAGAAAAAATGATATAGATTTAATAAAAAAATATGGACATCTTTCATTGTCTATTACAAATCAACACGAGGATAATATTATAA